ATACTGGTTCCTTTCTAAGCAGTGATAAGGCCGTGACCGGCCGTTGAGTGGAGATCATCAATCAGCGCTTTCACGCGCTCTGCGAGCTGGGGCAGCGTAACNGTGCCGGTTGCAAATGTTGCGCGTGNCGCTGTGCCTGAGGCTGTCGCCCAACCGGTCTTGCGGGCTCCAACGATTTTCTGCCCGCCCACGTAATAGCCACCCGCAGCGGCGACATCGATGAGACCGTTGAAAGACGCATTTCTTGCGACGGCCAAGTCCCGCTCAAGAAAGATGTCGCCTGTAGCCCGGTCGATCCGGAAAGAATTTCCAAGAAACGCCCCGCCATCATCATAGCGGTTGATCACGAAATCAGATCCCGTGTCCGCTCCGGACTCGGCCTCGACGTTGGCTCCTGCCGTCCAGCGAATTACAGAACCTGTCTTGAAACGAATAATCCGGGCACTACTAGCCGGACCAACTATTTCGATGTTGCCAGTACCAGCGATCAATCCGGCTGCCGTCGAGAATCCTGAAATCGTGTGATTGCCATAGACGTCCAATATTGCGAGCAGCGACGTGTTGGCTGCATTGACGCACGTGTAGAAATTACCGGCCGGGCTGCTGTCTGTCTCGCGCTGGAGGAACAGCATTGTTGTGTTGTTGGCCTGCTGCCGCGCTGACAGAACAGTGGCGCTGCTTGTCGTCGGACTGCCAGTCAACGATTTGACGAGGATTGCCGTACCACCGGCAATCGGATTGTAAGTATAGCCATTAAGTGTGTTGAAGGTGACGAGCCCTTCGATCCACTTGTTTGTAGCGCGTGACACAGAGATTGCAGCATGCGTGTCATGTGTGCCAGCGCCAGTCACTGACAGACCGAATGTCCAGGCATTGGGTGCGCTGGAGTTTACATCCAGTTCATAGCCTTGATAAATGCCTGCCGCCGCGCCTTCCGCCGCAATGAGCGTATTCATCGACCAGACATTTGCTGATGCGTGAGGGCTGCTGCCAGCAGCTCCAAAATAGGCAGTTGCGGTCTGCCGCGCCACGTTTCCGGGATGTGCTTCGAGCTCAACCGTGAAATACGAGAAGCCGCCAGGAACAGGCGTATTGTGGTCCGGACGATATGCAAAATAGTAAGGCCCAATCGCCTTGTGGGCCCAATTGGTCCGCGTATACAGAAAATCACTGAAACCATCGGTGCCCGGCCCGCTGAAAGTCGAAGTCGGGTCGATGTCCCAATGGATCGTTTTGGTGCCGCCAGCAGGCGCGGGATTGGCCGACAGGTAATAATTGCGCCCACCCGGCACAACGACGCGGCCGCTTGCGGCGATGGCAGAGGCGAAGACTGCATAGTCATCGGTCGCTGCGTTGCCGGCAGCACCTAGCGTCAGCACGTCGACCGCGAAATTCGTCAGCCGCCGGGTCTTGAGAGTGGCAAAGGCCGTCGTCGCAAGCTGAGTATTATCGGCCGTCTGCGCGGCCGTCGGCGCGAACGCAGAATGAACGAAACTCGCGGGACCTGTAATGTGCCAACCGCGGCCACCGTCAGCTGTCAGAAAGACAGTGTTTTCATTTGCATAACCTATGTAACCAGCTCTGATGCCACCCTGATGAAATTCGAGATAGCCGGAGTTAAGCGGGCCGCCGCCACCACGCAAAAGCGCATATCCATGATCGACGCCGGAAGAGGTTGTTACACTTCCGGTAAGTGAGATATTGCCGGCCGCGAGCGTAATACTTCCACCTGGAAGATAGAAGCTGCCATTGAGCGTAGAGATTACGTCTGTCGTTCCGATCCTCACAGCACCAGTGTCCCGGAGGACATGGATTGGCGCATTCTGGTAGACGCCGCCGACAAATCTGCCGATGAAAAATGAATTGTCGTCTCCGCGTAGTGTCCAGTCTGCGAGCCCATTTTTCTGGATTTCAATTTGCGCTCCATTACCGTCCGTGGCGCGGTTGAGCCTGAAAGTTGGCCAGGCGCTGACTGATATACTCAGCGTCCCATTCATCGTGTCGCCGGCCTTTGCGACGCGTCCGCTAGCAGCGGCCTGCACGAATGCTGTGGTGGCTATTTGCGTGTTGTTTGTGCTGCCAGCAGCGGTCGGCGCGGTCGGCGTCCCTGCGAAGGCTGGCGAGTTCAGCATCGCAATCGCCGAGATCATGATGCCGCTATCCTTGACCACCTTGCCAGTCGCCGACGCAAAGGTGACGATGCGGTCGGTCGAGGCTGAGACAGGGCCGGTCACATTACCGGTGCCCAGCGCACCCGTTGCCGACAGCCGCTCGACAAAGGCCGCGATGCCAATCGGGTTCGGGCCGATCTTGTTGCCGCCAGCGTAAGCGCCCACGAAAACATTATCGAAGGATGGCAGCAAGGCCGCATCCATCGCGCGAATGCCTGGAATGTCAGCCATTGTGAAACTCTTTCATCAGACCACGGTCACGGTGCGGACGGCAGACATCGGCCCCGCGACACCTTCAGAATTATACGGTTCGAGTTGATAAGTATGGCTGCCCTGCGCGAGGCAGCCGGCCGTTTCCTCGTAGACGATCACATCGTCGATCGAGCCATCGAACGCAGCATTGGCCTGGAAGCCGATATTGGCCGGCGATGTTCCAGCGACAATGCCGAACAGCACCCGGCCATTGGCCGAGATCGCTGGCGCATTGACCGTCGCTCCGCCTGTCAGCCGGGGCGTCAGCGTGCCAGCCGTCCGTCCCGAAACCGTCACACAGCCGCGATAGGTGCGGCCGGCGGCCATGCCTATCGGCTGGCGGATATCGCTCGCCGTGCCGGCCGCTTTGGTGCCGGTGCCGGACGCAATAGTCCAGCCGGGGCCTTTGACCCACACAATGTCGCTGCCGAAGCCGGCATTGCTCGCCAAATTCGCACGGGTCGAGTCGCCGTCGATACGCCCAAATGTTCCGCTCGGCGAAACAGGGATGCGCGCGGGCAGCACGACACCATCCCGGTAGATCGCGACTTCGATGACATTCGGGTCTGCACCGGTCGCGAAGGTGATTTCTGCCTGACCGTTTTTCCCGATGATCTGGATCGCTTCTTCTGGCAGTGCCAGTGGTGGAGGGGTGGCAGTGATCGTGATATTGATTGCGTCGCTCCATAATCCAGTCGCGCCATAGGCGGACGTGGCACGCACGCGCATCTGCGTATTCGCGCCGATCACGTAACCGGCCAGCGTGAATTGGGGTGTTCCTGCCGGTGCCGGAGCTGGCACTGTGTAGGAGCCTGCACCGGCCAGCCGGTGGCCAAGTTCGAAATTCGCGATCGGCAGGACATCACCAGAATTCGCAGCCACCGCGACCGTGGTCAGTCCAGTGGTCGTGTCATATGTGACACTGGTGATGACCGGCTTGAGTGGCGCGACGCCCGACAGTTCGATAATCTCGCCAACCTTTGGGTCCCATGGCGGAATGACAGCCGCGTCCGTCAGTGTATCGATGACCTCTGCTGCGGGCAGGAACGACAGCTCCGACACGCCGTCCTTCGACCGGCGGATGCCGGTAATGATGAGTGGGATGGAGTCCGATCCCATTTCGCCGATCACCACGATGTCACCCGCAACCGGCAAGCCGCCGTCGCCGTCGACGATGAAGGTCTTGGTCTCGGCGCCCCATGTGCGGATCGGCGCGACCACATGGCCCTGATCGCTGCCGTCGCCGGCAGGCGGTTTGCGCCAGCGCGCCGCGTATTGGACGCCCGGCTTGTATTCAATGAATTCGGTGATCTCGACCTGCCGGTCACGGACAGCGACCACCTCGCCAGATGCGATGGCCCGGCGCAGCATGTCGACCGAGGCATGGACCAGGTCGCCGCGTGAACCGGAGCGGAGGATATCATCCATCCGGGTCCGGTAGATCGTGTTGCGATATTGCAGTTCGTAGAACCTGCGCGTCGCTTCGCGATAGATCTCGTCGGGGTCGGTTTTGCCTGGCATTTCGATCGTCTCGGTGGTGACGATCGCACCGATAAACCCAGGCCGGCGCACGACGCGCTCGGTCTCCTCGAAATCGTTCGTGGCATCCAGAAACTTGACCCGAAACGCGTCCGGCATTTTGAAATACGCAGTCTCGAACGTCATCGTCTCAGAATTGTGCGGTGTGATCAGGTCGACCGGCGCGGCACGCGGCCGATCGATGATGCCGGTCCAGAGCGCGCCGTCGAAGAAGATTGACGCACGTCCCGCTGCCCCGACGATCTTCAGCAGCTCTTCGAGATTGGCTCCATAAGACACCATGTCGAACTTGAGGCTCTTGAGATCGCAGAACGCCCGCCAGCCGTCAAAGAAGGTCCAGTCGATCGTATCTGTCGCGCGCGGCGTGACCAGCACGCCGGATTGACGAAGCACGGCCAGAGCCGAGGTCGCCGGGTTGCTCGCCTTGTTGACCGGCCAGCCAACGCCAAACCCTGTCGTCACCCGCTCGGCGACGCAGTTGTAGCTATCGAGCACTCCATTGCGCTTGTGAGTGCCCTTTGCCCGAATGGCAGTCAGAGCCAGCGGCACACCGGCATTGATCGGATATTCTTGCCGGTGGGTCTGGAGCGCCACCCACTGACAGTCAGAAATCAGGCTTGCTTCAGCATTCTCTGGCAGTTCCGAGCGCGTCAGCCGGGTCAGTTCGATCTCGTAGGCGTTCAGTGCCGGGAAATCGATCGGAATCGCATCCCAACGCTCCGCGAACTTGCGCCTGGAGATGGTGACGTTCGGCAGGTCGACCCATGCCGGTGATCCGGCTGCGCGATAGCGCAGCTTGAACTCCACCGCCATCGCCCTCTTGCTGCCTGATTGAGTGACATAGCCGAGGCCGGATCCCCAGCGCAAAATGATGACGGCACGTTTGCAGCGGCGGCCCGTCGTCTTTTTGACCGGCTCCGGATCGTCCAGTGTACCAAGCTGCTTGCCGGCATCGTCCCGCTTGTAAAGCCGGAGCATTTCAGTGCCGACAGGCTCTTCAACCACCTGGTTGGTATAGAGCGTCAGCGCCGTGTCATCGGCATAGCCCGCCCGGTGTTCGATCTGCAAGTTCTTGTCGGGCACAATGAGGTCATCACCCTCTTTGTGCTCAGACAGCGCGAGAGGTCCGATGCCATGGCAGAATATCTGCCGCGTCCACATCTGGTCGCCGACCACCTCCATATAGGTCGACGCGGCGATGGCTGGAGCCAGCCGTATCCGGCCGAGCACCAGCGGAACAGCCTCCTCTGGCCTCGCTTCATTCTTCCAGCCCGTAATTGCGTATTGCGGCCGGTCCTTTTTCTCCTTTTGTGCGAGCAGCGCATTGAGCAACAAGCCGCCGACCATGTTGACGCCGGCCGCGATCAGACCTTGGGCTGTGGCGAGCTTGATGCCGAGCGCGCCTGCCAGCCATGGGGCAAAGACGGCTGCAGCAGCCACGGCCGCGATCGACACGAGCAGTTGCAGTGCGCCTTTTCCAGGCGCCATCATCACCACGACCTGCGTCCCGGCCTTTGGTCTGACGAGACGCCAGTATTGCGGCTCAACCACCGCAATGCCATTTGCTGTGACGAGCCTGACAATCAGCCGCTCGCGAAGCGCGGCAGGCAGGTCCGGAAAGCCGGTGGCGACAATCTGCTCGATCGTGTGGCCATGGCCGACCGTCAGACGCCGCCGGCCAAGATCAGGGTCGAGCGCATAGGGCGCGAACGTGACCGGCACAAATGAGCTGTTTGGGTGAACTACGGACATATGATCGGCCTGTAAAACCCAGCGAGCGATCGCCGCCACGGAAAGCGGTCGAAGCGGGCGAATTTCGAGACGTCGTTCTCGATCGTGTGCAACATCCAGCCCGGCTCCGCGTAAAGGCCGACATGACTGTCATGCGTGCCGATCCTGAACAGGATCAGGTCGAGAAATTCCGGCTGGTCGACCTTGCGCCAGCGCGTCGACTTCTCGCCTGCCACGAATGCAGCGATCTCTGCCTCGTCACGGTCATCGTGATACAGCCCGGAATAGTCCGGCAGGCCGACGCCGCGCAGTTCGCGCCACGCCAGCCGTGCGAGGCCGTAGCAATCGGCTCCCTCGCGTCCATCACCTCTTGCTCTGTCCGGAATGCCAAAGAACGGCGTCAGCATTTCCTTCATTTGAACAGCCCCGGAAAGCGCTCGCGCGAGAAGCGGACGTAGGGGACCGGCTCATCGAACAGCTGCTCCATCGAAAGTTGCAGCGAGACTGCGCCGTAGTCGCCATTGGCTCCTAAGAGCAGCAATCCCGAATAAGTCAGTTCGAGGAAATTCGGCGTGTCCGACCGGACTTGCGCCATCTTCACCTCGGCCGGCACGATGGTTGAGGTCAGCAGCGAGACAATCTCGCTGTCGAGCACGTCCATCAGCAGCGAGGCCGCCGTGTCACCGTCCTCAACCTCATCGGGCATTACGACCTCCATGCCGCAATAGACGAAATCGCGGGTGGCCACCGGCGACGAGGCAAAGGTCGACCGTGTGCCCAGCAGGCGCGGCTCGTCCGACAGCACCACGCCATTGTCGGTCGAGATGAGGAGCGGCTCAGATAAGTCTGGATGCGTGAGGATGATCAGCCAGACCGGCACCACGTCGGCAGGTAATGTGCGATAAGTAAGAGGCTGTTTCATG